ACACCAACTTGGGCAAATTCAACCATTAAGACAGTAAGAACGGCGGTTGCAGTATGAGTCGAATTACAGATAGATCGAAATTTAGACTTAGTAATTTTAGAAGTACTGGTATTCATGACGATGCAACTTCTAACACAGTCAATATTACAGATGATAACGTAACTGTCTCTGCTAATGCGATTGTGACTGGTACAAAACTTACTATCAATAATGTAAATATTACTTCAGATGGAAGTTCTATAACACTACCCGCTGGCAGTACAGTCAGTGGTGAAGGTAGTATAGTTGATCGTATGCAAGTTGCCAATACGCAGACACTACACTCAAATATTACAGCCAATCTAAACTCTTATATCGCAAACACCAATCCAAGAATTACTAACATTCTATCAAGTATTTCTGGAACTAACACTGCTATTCGTTCACTTGTGTCTGATAGAATGCAAGTTGCTAACACTCAGACACTACACTCAAATATTACAGCAAATCTAAACTCTTATATTGCGAATACAAATCCAAGAATTACAAATATTCTATCAAGTGTTTCTGGAACTAACACCTCTATTCGTTCACTTGTGTCTGATAGAATGCAAGTTGCTAATACACAGTCTCTTGTCAATGCTCGTTTGGGTGCTACATCAACAGTCACTCTGACAGGAGACGTAACTGCTGGCTCTACTGCTTTCAGTTCTAACGCAGTTTCAATCAGCACAACGATTGCATCTAACTCTGTTGATGGCAGTAAACTCACTGATAATATTACAATCGCAGAGAATCTGACAGTATCTGGTAATCTAACTATCTCTGGAACGACAACTACTGTCAATACTGAAACAATCAATCTCGCAGACAATACAATAAAGTTGAATAGTAATCTTGGAAGTGGTACTGCTCCTACACAGAATGCTGGTATTGCAATCAATCGTGGATCGAGTGCTAATGTTGAGTTTGTTTGGGATGAAACTAACGATTACTGGACTGTAGGTGCTGAAGACCTATTCTTTGGAGATAACGCCAAGGCAATTTTTGGTGCTGGGTCTGACTTGCAGATTTATCACGATGGGTCAAAATCAGTAATCCAAGACGCAGGTACAGGAAACCTAGTGCTTAGAGGTTCTGATTTCCAACTCAAGGGTTACACTGTTGATGAGAATATGATTACAGCCACAAACAACGGTGCTGTATATCTTTTTTATGATTCTGCCGCTAAACTCGCCACCACCGCCACTGGCGTGGACATCACTGGAACGCTGACTGCGGATGGGCTGACTGTTGATGGTGCAAGCGTATTTAATCAAGCGGCATCTGACCAATCTGGCGGTGCGGCAGTCAAAGCAAACGGCACAGCGTATGGCACCAACAAATCCATACACGCATATATGAACACATCTAATGCGGCAAAATCTTTGATTTATGCAGAGAACGGTGCTGGTTCTGTATTTAATGTTGATGGTGCTGGCGATGTGTCGCTGTATGCGGATGATGGCACCACGCAAGGTTTCTTCTGGGATGCCTCGACACAGCGGCTTGGGCTGGGATTGACGAACCCTGCTGGCGCACTTGATGTGGAATGGAACTCAAATTCTGCGGGTACTGGTGTTTATTTGCAAAATGATAACGCAGGAAGCAGTGCCTTTGCTGGCATTTATTTTGGCAATGACGTATCGAACACAGATGCCTTCATTGGATTAAACAGCAGTACAAACACGCAATACGGCGGCACAAGAAGTTTGCTAATAGGAACCAACGCTAGTTCAAGCGTTGCGTTTATGACTGGAGGCACGCAAAAAGCAGTCATCACATCGGCTGGCAACGTGGGCATCGGTGAAACAAGTCCTGTAGCGCCTTTAGATGTAAAAGGAAGTGGCACTTTAGGATATCCGGCAAGCGGTGATGATATACCTGATGGTGCAAGAATTAATCTATGGCATAATAATAACGATCATATGATTGGTATGGGAAGTGGAGGCATGTTCTTCACTGGAAATACTAATATTAGATTTGATTATAAAAGTGGCACTAGTGTAAATAATGGCGTTTCAAGATTATTTTTAGATATGGCAAATGGCCGGGTGGGCATCGGCACGAGTTCGCCATCTCGCCTATTATCATTAAACGCCAGCAACGCATCTATTGACTTCAGCAACGGCACTTGGACAAACGAATTTATCAACAGTGCAGGTCAAATGGAGTTTCGTGCTGACCACACAAATGCGGCTGCTTCATCTGTGATTACGTTTAGTGTTGACGGCTCAGAAGCCGCCCGCCTCGACAGCAGTGGCTCGTTTATGGCGGGGAAAACTGCCACAAACATTGCCAACGATGGCTTTGAAGCCCACGCAAACAATTATGTTGGCATCACACGAAACGCCTCTATACCGCTGTTTTTGAACCGCCGCACCGATGATGGTGGGTTAATACAGTTCAGGAAAGACAATGCTGAGGTGGGTAGTGTTGGCACAGTAGCGGGTGACTTATATATTGCAAACGCAGTTGACGTTGGCCTTTATCTAGAATCAAGCGGAACAGACCACATTGCTCCGTGCAACATATCAGGCGCAAAAAGAGATGCGGCTATTGATTTAGGTGCGACATCAGCACGCTTCAGAGACCTCTTCCTATCCGGCAGTGTGTATTCTAATAGCTATGCTGGCGGCTCCGACACTGACACTGCGCTTTTGATAGACGGCACAAATATTATGCGGTTTGTAACTGGCGGTGGCGAAAGGGCGAGGCTGACATCTGGTGGCGGGTTTCTTGTTGGGCAAACAGCAACAAACAATCCCGGCGGGTCAACTACAACAGGCGTTGGTATTGACCCAAGCGGTTATGTGAGTGCCAATCGTAGCGGCGGTGTTTCTGGAATTTTTGGCCGCATATCTAGTGACGGTCCTATTGTTAGTTTTACAAGGCAAGGCACCAGTGTGGGGGTTGTTGGTGCTTCCAGTAGTGATGTTTATATCGGAACTGGTGATGCAGGTCTCAGGTTCCAAGATGGGTCTGATGCTATTGTACCGTTTAACACTACTACACTAGCTGCCAGTGACAATGTTTTGAGTTTGGGTGGTGGCAGTTCACGCTTCAAAGACCTCTACCTATCCAATCAAATTTATGGAGGATTTGGCGCTGTCAGTACCGGCGGTACATTAAACTGGAACGATAGTACTAATGCAAGGTCTGGTAGCGGGTATACACTATTATTAGGCAGTGCAACTAATGGTCCAGACGGAGCTAGTAACTATTATCATCCATTTAATTGGGAATATAGTAGTAAAGATGGGTCTGGTAATATGACTCAGTTAGCAATACCTTATATTAACGGTGGATTTCATTACAGAACAAGATATTCAGGTTCATGGTCTAGCTGGTATAAAATTTGGTCATCTAGCAATGATGGATCAGGCTCTGGTTTAGATGCTGATACGTTGGATGGTGTACAAGGTTCTTCATTCTTGCGTAGCGATGCGGCGGATACCAAGACAAGTGGTTACTTGCTATTTAATGATAATATTCAAGCACGATTTGGTACTGGCAATGATTTACAGATTTTTCACGATGGCAGCAATAGTTATATTGATGATTCAGGTACAGGTGATTTAATTATTCGCTCAAGTGCAATCTATCTACAAAAATATACTGGAGAAACACTGATTAATGCTGTCGCTGATGGTGCAGTTAAACTGTATTATGATGCCGCAGAGAAACTCGCCACCACATCATCCGGCATTTCAGTAACAGGCGATGTAACATCTTCGTCAGACGAAAGACTTAAAGACAATATCAAAGTCATTCCAAATGCTCTTGATAAAGTACAGCAAATTAATGGTGTATCTTTTGACTGGAAAGATTCTGGAAGATCATCTATTGGTGTTATCGCACAAAATGTTGAGAAAGTTATTCCTGAAGTTGTAAATGAGAATGAAGATGGATACAAAAGTGTCACATACGGCAATATGGTAGGTCTTCTCATTGAAGCTATGAAAGAACAGCAACAACAGATTGAAGATTTGAAATCTCAAGTGAAAGAGTTAAAAGGCGACTCAATATAAATCGTTATAAATAATACAAAACAAGCATTAGACGGATAGGGAACTCTAATGGCAACTAAAAAACCATTTGTCGCTAAACATGGCTTAGATGTCGGCGACACTACCGTCTTTGGTAGTAACGCAAAACTTCATGCAAATAATGCCATTACTACTGGCACTATCACATCAACACATATCGCTACTGGTGCGATTGAAAGTGCTGGTGGTGCTTCAAATTCATATCTTACATCTACATTTACATCAAACACAGTTTTTCAGTCTGCACTAGCAAACACTAATACGAGTGTTTCAGATAGAATGCAAGTAGCAAACACCGTTGCTCTTGCTAATGCTAGATTAGGTGCAACTGCTACAGTTCAAATCACTGGTGATGTAACTGCCGGCTCTACCGCTTTCAGTTCTAATGCAGTATCTCTATCTACAACTATCGCCTCTAACTCTGTAGATGGTAGTAAACTTACAGATAATATAACGATTGCTGAAAATCTAACTGTATCTGGTAACTTGACTGTTTCTGGCACAACGACTACTGTAAACACAGAGACAATAAACTTAGCGGATAATACTATCAAACTGAATAGTAATCTAAGTGGTGCAACAGCACCAACACAAAATGCTGGTATTGCTATCAACAGAGGTTCTTCGGCTAATGTTGAGTTTGTTTGGAATGAAACTAATGATTACTGGACTGTAGGTTCTGAAGATTTGCAGTTCGGTGATAATGCTAAGGCTATCTTCGGTGCTGGCTCCGACTTGCAGATTTATCACAATGGAACTCACAGCTACATTGAGGATACTGGCACTGGTTCTCTTTTCTTGTGGACAAATGGTGCAAAAATTACTTTAGGTTCATCCACAGAACAATTTGCTACTATGAACTTAAACGGTTCTGTGGACCTATACTACGACAACGCCAAAAAACTCGCCACCACCTCTACAGGCATTGACGTAACTGGCACTGTGACGGCTGATGGGCTGACGGTTGATGGTGTTTCTACCTCTAGCAATGGAACATACGGCACTAAACTCACTTACTCTGTTGGTAATCAAAGCGGTATTCTTGATACATATGGCAACCACAATTTAGAATTTAGGGTAAACAACGGTAGAACCGCAACTTTTGCTACTAACGGCGATGTGTCACTGTATGCCTCAGACAACACCACGCAAGGTTTCTTCTGGGATGCCTCGACACAGCGGCTTGGACTGGGAACTACTGGGCCGTCCAATAGGTTGCACATTGCGGAAGATTACGGTGATGCCATCCTTGAGCTTCAGAGAGGCACAACTAATTCTGCTGGGGCTTACGGAGCCATATCATTTACAGCTTCTGATGGGCATAGTGTTGCAGGTATCAATGCATTAGCAGATGGTGATAACGAAGGCGCACATCTTGTGTTTAGAACTACCTCTGCGGCTAGTTCTAGTAGTGTTTACTCATCCCCAACAGAACGCCTCAGAATAACATCGGCTGGCAACGTGGGCATTGGGACCACGAGTCCGAGTGAAACGCTAGATGTTGTCGGTAACATTGAGGCTAGCAACACTTCATCTAACGTCCGGTTGATGGCCACTGCAAGCGGCGTTGCCAACGCTTACTTTGGCTTTAACAACAGTGGTTCTACGCAAAACGGAATACCGAACAACTCTGCATACGTCACTGTTCCACAAAGCTATCCAATATCCTTTGGAACCGCTAACCAAAACAGAATGACCATCACATCGGGTGGCTCGGTGGGCATCGGAACTACAAGCCCATCTAATAAATTAAGCGTTGAAGCAGGTTCAAACCCCGCTATTTCTGTCACAGAAACTGGTGCAGGTGCAGTTATACTACAAGGCACAGGCTCTGGTGGTAGAGTATATTCGAATAGTGGTAATAAACTTTTACTTGGTGCCAATGGTCAAAATAGTCACCTTATTGTAGACACAGGTGGTAACGTGGGCATCGGCACTGCGAGTCCTAGTGATAAGCTACACGTTGAAGGCGACATCCGTGTAAATAATGCGATTGAAAGCCCAAACAACCTCAATCTTGAAGCTGAAAATGGCGCATTGCGATTTTACACAGGGTCAGGTAGCCCTAGCGAAGTCGCCCGCTTCGACAGCAATGGCCAGCTAATGATAAACCAGACATCCTCTCCGGTGTCTGGGCCTTATTATCTGTCGGTCTATTCTGCTGATGCCGTCAATGTAGCCCTTGAAAATTCAGGGACAGCCTCTCACACACAAGTTCGTTTTATAAATGGAAACGGCATTGTGGGGACAATAGTTACAAATGCCTCTGCAACATCCTACAACACATCCTCAGATTACCGTCTTAAAGAAAATGTAACGGCAGACTGGGATGCAACCACACGCCTCAAGCAACTGAACCCTGTTCGCTTTAACTTTATTGCTGACGCCGACACCACAGTAGATGGCTTCCTTGCCCACGAGGTGCAGGACATTGTGCCGGAAGCAATCACAGGCACAAAGGACGCTGTAGACGCTGATGGCAATCCTGTCTATCAGGGCATTGACCAGTCAAAGCTGGTTCCATTGCTGGTTAAGACAATACAAGAACTTGAGGCTCGTATAGCCGCACTAGAAGCCAATTAACAGGAGCAACCAAATGGCTAACACATACACATGGGATTTCCCAACACTTGACACAGCCCCCACCGAAGGTGCTTTGTCAGACGTAATCAAAACTATTCACTGGCGCATCACTGCTGTCAGTGACACTGAACAAGACGATGAAGGCAACTACCTGTCAACATCAATGTACGGCACAGCAAGTGCTGGTGAAGCTAATGCAGATAACTTTGTAGCATTTGACAGTGTTACAAAAGACTGGTGCAAAGAAAAGGTTCTTGAGTCACTTGACAAAACAGAAGCTGAACTACAGACAATGCTTGACACAAAGATTGATGAGATGGCTAACCCGCCTATCGTTGGTAAGACACCTTCTTCTTGGTAATATAAATAGTACAAACCAATTAGGAGAAACGAATGGCTAAGTCTCGTTCCAGACTTTTTGCTGATTTGATTGGCGTATCGAACATTTTTGATGAAAATCGTACAAATGTTCGTGCGGCGGCTGTTGTTGATCAAGGCACAGGTCAGACATTAAGAGCGACTACAGCAAATACAATGTCAGTTGCAAATACGCAAGCACTTGTCAATGCGAGACTTGGTGCAACGGCTACTGTAGCATTGACTGGAGATGTCACAGCAAGTGCCACTGCTTTTAGTGCAAATACGCTTTCTATCAGCACTGATATAGCATCTACTGGAACACCGACAGGCACATTTGGCTCCGGCTCTCTTGTACCAGTCATTACTGTTGGTGCAGATGGTCGTATTACAAATATTTCAAATACGACAGTTGCTGGTGTTTCTAGCACATCTTGGACAGTTGCAAATAATAATCTAAGAATAGCCACAGCCGATGGTAGTACATTTGATACCACCATTGGTAGTTTCATGTCTGTTGCAAATACACAGACACTACACTCTTCTATCACTGCAAATCTTAACTCTTATGTTGCTAATACAAACAGTAAGATTAATCAGATAGAATCAAATCTACTTTCTACGAATACGTCTATTCGTAGTGCGATTAGTACAGAAGTATCTAATCTTGTAGATTCTGCACCAAGTACACTCAACACATTGAATGAACTAGCGGCTGCTTTAGGTGATGATGCTAACTTTGCTACAACAACTGCAACTAATATTGGACAAAAACTTGGTGCTACTGCTTCTATTACTTTGACAGGCGCCATTACAGGTTCTGGATCATTTAGTTCTAATGCGGTATCTATTACGACAAGTTCTGGTACAGGTATTAATGCCGCTACACTTGACAGCCTTGACAGCACACAGTTCCTTCGTAGCGATACAGCAGATACGAAGACATCGGGTGCTTTGGTCTTCAGCGATAATGTGCCATTACACTTTGGTACTGGGTCTGACTTGCGTCTTTATCATAGTGGTACAGCATCTTATATTCAAGATTATGGAACAGGTAATCTTTTTATTCAGGCTAATGACCTACGCTTGCAGGACGATGTTGGTGGACATTATATTCAGGGCAATAAAGGCAGTGATGTAAAAATATATTATCCGGCAGACGGCACTGTTCACCTCGCCACCACCGCCGCTGGCGTGGATGTCACAGGCAACATTACTGTATCAGGCACAGTAGATGGTAGAGATGTAGCATCAGACGGTAGCAAACTTGATGGTATTGAGAGTGGTGCAACGGCTGATCAAAGTGCTAGTGAAATACTTACTCTGATTAAGACAGTTGATGGCTCAGGTTCTGGTCTAGATGCTGATACGCTGGATGGACAACAAGGTTCTTATTATAGACAAGCATGGGAAGATATTGATACTGGAACAAGAACAAATTACAATCTAGACTTTAAGGCACCAACAGGTGGTTATTCTGGGTTTAGATTTTCTAAGAGTACTTCTGGTGATGGAGCAGCCGATGCTGGTTTTTTTCTAATTCGTGGAACATCCGATAGCGATGTATATACCGCCGAAGGAATTACTCTTGTTGCTGATGCTGGTTGGTTAACATTAGCACAAAGAACAACTGGAAGCAGAGGTGTTCGTATCATGTCAGGTACGACTTCTACCGAAAGGCTAAAAGTCAATACTGACGGAACTATTCAATTTGTCAATGGTGCCGGATTTACATATAACGGCAATACTATCTGGCATGCCGGTAACGATGGTTCTGGCTCCGGTCTAGATGCTGATACGTTGGATGGTGTACAAGGCAATAAGTACTTTACATCATATAACAATGCGGGAACTACTGGTTGGGAAGACAGTAACCGAAACTTCAGGATTAATTCTGGAGGTAATGCAGTTGGATTTGCAATGCATGAAAGTGATGGCACTTTTGGATTTCAGCTATATGGTGATGGCACTTCTTATGGATTTTTGCAGGATAACTGGGGTAGTTGGGATTTAAAAAAGAACATAAACGGTCAGCTTCAGATAAGGGTGAGCGGAACAGATTATACCGTGTGGCACGCCGGTAACGATGGATCAGGCTCCGGTTTAGATGCTGATTTACTTGATGGTATTAGTAGTGGTTCATTCCTTCGTAGCGATGCTGATGATACCGCAACTGGTTATATTGACTTTTCTACTGGATTAAGAGCCGGTGAAATTGCAGTAGGTGGTACTGATAGCTCAACATCTTCTTATAATGTAACTATTAAAACTATTAACAGTAGTTCATTGTATCTTCAATATGATAATGGTAATGACGTTGTTATCGGCTCATCAGGTACTAATGCAGATTTAGTAGTTGAGGGTAATATCACTGTATCTGGTCAGATTAACTCAACTGGTAACTTGTCTTTACAAAGCGGTTCAATGGTTATTGGTGATTCTGGTGGTTATGAAGGCATTTATTTTGAGGACGACAAACACGCAATTACTTGGAACGATGGTAACGGAAACTTTAACATACGTGTTGGTAATAATGGTATAACTGATGAAAACTGCACGGAAGCCGGTTACATATTCCATGATGAATGGAGTCAAAGCGCTGGTTGGCGACAGTTTAATATATCAAGTGCTTCACTTTCAGTAGGCGCCTCTCCTACTTGGCGCCCGCAGATGGAATACAATTATAATAGTGTTTATCTGCGGTATCAAGGAAGCACAAAACTGGAAACAACATCAACAGGCATCAGTGTGACTGGTGATGTAACATCTTCGTCAGATGAGAGACTCAAAGAGAACATTGAAGTCATTCCAAATGCTCTTGAAAAGGTAAGTCAACTTAAAGGTGTCACATTCAACTGGAAAGATGATGAAGATAAAAGAGAAAGCACTGGTGTGATTGCTCAAGATGTTCAAAAAGTTCTTCCTTCAGCCGTAAAAGAGACCGATGAAGGTATGCTTACAGTTGCTTATGGTAACATGATTGGACTTCTTGTTGAATCAATCAAAGAACTCAAAGCAGAAATCGAAGAGTTGAAAAAATCATAGTTTACAAAACATATAAATAGTTCCAGAAATCAAACAATCTGGAACTATTAACTATGGCAAATCCTCGCTCAAGAACAGAACTAAAAAAATACTGTCTGCGCCGTTTGGGTCATCCAGTAGTTGAGATTAATATCGATGAAGATCAGATGCAAGATAGGATTGATGACGCTCTAGAGTTTTATCGTGACTATCACTTTGATGGAACCGAAAGAACTTTTCTGAAGCATCAAGTCAGTGCATCTGACATCACAAACGAATACATCTCTATTCCAACTACAATCACAGGTGTCGTAAATCTGTTTCCTGTAGGAACTGGACTAAACGCAAACAATCTATTCAACTTGCGCTATCAGATCACTCTAAATGAAATCTATGACTGGGCGCATTCTCAGTTTCAAAACTATGTCTCTTCTATGGAGCGTATTGCTCTCATGGAAGAAATCTTTGTGGGTAAACAACCACTACGCTTCTCTCGTCACATGGATAGACTATACATCGATATGGACTGGTCAGCAAGAGTAACAGCCGGCGAGTATCTCATTATCGAATGCTATCGTGTAATCGATCCAGACACATACACACAAGTATGGGGTGACTATTGGTTGCGTGGTTATTGTACACAACTATTCAAGCGTCAGTGGGGTGAGAACCTCAAGAAGTTTGAAGGTATGCAGTTACCCGGCGGTCTAACATTCAACGGTCAAACAATCTGGTCAGAAGCAGATGAAGAAATCAAAAGGCTAGAAGAAGAGATAATCTCTAAGTTCTCTATGCCTGTAATGGACATGATTGGATAAATGACTAATGGCGACAAATCTCTACTTTAATAATTATTCACATTTTGGACAGCAAAATCTACTTGAAGACTTGATCATTGAGTCTATCAAAATGTATGGATATGACTGTTATTATATTCCAAGAACTCTCGTCAAAGAGGATAATCTCTTTGGTGAAGATGTGTTGTCTAAGTTTGATGATGCATATGAACTAGAAATGTATATCAAAAATGTTGAGGGCTTTGAAGGAGAAGGCGACTTCTTGTCTAAGTTTAATGTAGAGATTCGTGATGAAATGACATTCACTGTTGCAAAGAGAAGATGGCAAGAAGAAGTTGATGATACACAAGTCACTACAGATGACGATGGTGATGCAATACTAAGACCATTGGAGGGTGATCTCATCTACTTCCCACTTACAGGTGGATTGTTTGAAGTCAAGTTCGTAGAAGATGAGTCTGTATTCTATCAGATGGGTGAACTACAAATGTATGATCTGAAGTGTGAACTCTTTGAGTATTCACATGAAGAACTTGATACTGGTATCGCCGCTATCGATGACATTCAGACAGCACATTCTGCTGTTATGCAAGATTTCCAGTTGCTTATGGAGAGTGGTGACGTTCTCATTTCAGAAGATGGTTCTAATATTATCGCAGAAGATTATAGAATCGACTCAATCAAAACAACTGCTAATAACGAGTATATTCAAACAGAGACAACTTCCACTGGATCGCTTGGTGCTTTCCTCGACTTCTCTGAAAACAATCCGTTCTCTGAAGGGGGTAGTTGGTAATGTTTGGCCAGTTTGACTATCATAGTGCAATCAGAAAATATATTATCATGTTTGGTAATATGTTCAATGACATTGATGTGGTTCGCTACAACAATGCTGGAACCGCTGTGCAAAGTATTCGTGTTCCGATTGCGTATGGTCCAAAGGAAAAGTTTCTTGCTCGTATTAGACAAGATGCAAATATCGATAGAGAAGTATCAACAGTTCTTCCAAGACTTTCTTTTGAAATCACTGGTTTCTCTTACGATTCAGCAAGACAGATGAACAAACAGAATCGCATTACATCAATCGGTTCTGGTAACAACTCTTTGCGCTCTGGTTGGGCGCCTGCGCCATACAATATCGACATATCTCTTTATGGTATGTTTGCAAACAATGAAGATGCGGTTCAAGTCGTAGAACAAATCTTACCATACTTTAGACCTGAGTGGACAAACTCTGTCAAGATTGTTCCGTCACTTGGTATCTATGTAGATGTTCCTACAGTTCTACAAGGCATGTCATTAGAAGACACATACGAAGCAGACTTTCAAACTCGTAGAGCAATCATATACACCTTCAACTTTACAGTCAAAGGTTACATCTACGGACCTGTTACAAACAAAGGACTTATCACAAGAACGCTTGTTGATTTCCATATTGAACCATCAGCAAATACTTCGGCTTATGAAGCAGAGAGGATTACTCTAACGCCAGGTCTTCTTGCAAATGGATCACCCACTGCTAACTCATCAGCAAGTGTAGATAGAAGTGCTATTAGTGCTAACTCTACTTATGGATTTGCTTTTGATACTGAAAACTTCTTTACAGGGAATAACTTCTCAACGGTTATTAGAACATAATGAAAAACAATGTTGCTGACGGACTTGATAAAGCATTGAATGTTGAAAGTCAGTTTGAGATAATGGAAGAGATCATGGAAAGAGATAAAGATATCCTGGCCGATCTCGCTAAAACCGACACTCACGACACTCAAGAAATAGATTCAGACTACAAATATGCTAGAGAAAATCTCTATGGCGTAATCGAAAAAGGTACAGAAGCACTTGATACTCTTATCGAACTTGCAAAAGCAAGTGAGCATCCAAGAGCATTTGAGGTTGTGTCTCAACTCACAAAGACTTTGGTAGACGCAAATAAAGACCTACTAGATATACAGAAGAAAGTCAAAGACCTAAAAAAGACTGACGAAAAAGAAGCACCGAAGAATGTGACAAACGCATTGTTCGTTGGAAGTACCGCTGAACTACAGAAACTTGTAAATGGAAGGAGTGAAGATGGCGAAACTGGTACAGACTAGCGCATGGGAACCTACT